CTTGTGCCAGCAAAATCTAGGTCTAAGGACGGGCGAGATCCAGCCTTGTCATATAGAAGATCACCAAAACCTCTAGTTTGACTGACTGCACTCGCCCTTATCGCAGTCGTTTTCATTAAATAAGCTCCGTGAGTTCTAAAGTTCCGTTTGTTGTGCCATCTCTGATGATGCCTATGTTGGCGGATTTTGGAATAGCAAAGTCTAACCTTTCTCCATTAGCTATGAAATGGCTGTCATTACCATGAGCTGTTTGGGTACCTGTACCTATGCTAAATCTAATATCAGCTCCAACGGCTCTCATTGAGATACGTCTAACTGATGCTGTAAGCGCAGTGTTTGTAGAAGCAGAACTAGCAGTTAATTGCCTAGCCGTTCCAGCTTCACCTAAAGGTTCTACGCTATTGTCATAAAAATCTGTCATTGTTTTTTTTTATTAATTAAACGGGTGTAAATTCAATTGCAATAAGGTATGAATTATCAATTTGAGAATCCCTATTATTATTCGTATTGTGTATTTGTAATGAAAACTGTCTATTAGCTGTACTAGTATTTGCATCTAATTCAAAATGGTCAAACCTCGTTTCAGCTACAGCTTGATTTGTAGTATTGTTTACAAGATTACCAGCACTACTAACAAGTCTTACTTGAGCATATCCACCCGCACTAAATGAACCACTACTAGCTTCACCGGTTATTACATATTGAGCAATCAGCAAAAACCTAGAAGTACTAGGTACATTAGTAAAAGTTAGTTGGAAATGATTTTCCCAGTTTGCGTTATTAGCATACGTAGTAGTACTAGTATTACTAGCTAGTTTAATTCTTTTTACGGATACACCTACACCCAATAGGGATGAACCATCTATAGCTGGTAAAGCTCCTGTTAAAGCACTTGAAGGTAAGTTTGTAAGAGAAGCTCCTGATCCACTAAAAGTTGTAGCAGCACAAGTTCCTGTACAGTCAATACCAGCACCAACATCTAAATTTCCAGCTACATCAACGTGACCATCACTACTATCTATAGTTAACCTATTAACTGAGTTTGTATTGTCCCTTACTCGAAATTGCCCACCTGTGTTTAATATCCTGTAGTCAGGGTTGTCATCTGTATCTGTAAGCCAAAGTCCCGGAGTCGTACCTTGTATGTTTACTACACCCCCGTATGCTCTAACAGTACCTGTTGTTTCTATATTTTGCGATCCAAAATTTGGAGTCACTTTCGATCCATCAATATTAGAAACCTTTGCAGTATTTACAGCACCATCACGTATGTGGTCAGTATTGACAGCTCTTTGACTATCAGTTGAAGTACTAGATTGTAATTTATCACCAGTTATTTGACCATTACCTATGTCATGAGTCTGTATAGTTCCATTTATTAAAGCATCACTATTAACTGACCCAGTTGCTATGTTTACACCATTTAATTGGATAGCAGATTGGTTGTCACCTAAAGCTAAGTTATTAACTAATTCTCTTGCTTCTTCTGCTAAGTTAAGTGCTTGCTTTTGATTCTCATTTAGATCTTGGGATCTTATCGCAGAAGCTGGTTGAAACGTATGTCTTAATGTAGAAGCATTTGTCTCTCTAAATATTCTGACATTACCAGAACCTCTAGCTGTACTGTTATTAAAAAGAATGTGCATAGTACCATTACTACTTCCATCCTCTGCATAATTAACAATTGTGTAGTGTGTGGGAGTACTTTTAGCAACTATGTTTGCACCTGTTCCAACTTGTACATATATTTCTGACGAGGATAAAGTAGGAAAATTAAAAGAAAAACCTAGGTTATTTGTGCCAGCAACATCCCCATTTGCTGTTGTATGTATTTTTTGTGCCATTGTTTATATTGTCATTTAGGCATGTTTAAAATTGCTTTGACACTTCTTCTGTTTGCTTGAATTGCGTCAATATCTTTTTGTCTTTCTTCTTCTATAAGTTTTATAATTCGTGGATCACTTTTTATTTGATTCCAAGCTATTTCCTTAGCCCGATCAAAGAGTCTGGAAATTCTTACGTTATGTGCATACTTCTTAGGATCTACATGTCGTAAACCATTGTCACGGTCATACTCCATTTCTTTTATTGATTCCAAGATTCCAATATTTCCAGCTAGTTTGTCTAGTTTTCCAAGTAAGTTTTGTTTACCTATAGCATTCTGGAAAAGTGATCTTATGTATGGACTTCTACTTAAATCAGTACCATCAGGAGCAAAGTAAGTTGATGTTCTTAAATCGTACCCACTATCAAATAATAGTTTTCTCCCGGGAGAGTAATCCATGTTGAATTGAACTGGAGAAATAGCATTAAACATTCTTGTTACGAAGTCATGATCCTTAATAGGCTTACCAGTTAACATGTCATATTTAATTGGTAATTCTTCAGGTGCAAGTTTTTCACTAAGTAAGTTTCTATTACGTATGGCACTTCCTATGTCAGATCCTAATTCTCTTGTATATGGAGTAAATATTTTTCCTAGTTCGTTTCTTAAACTACTTAAAGGTAAAGTGTTATTTCCTAATTGAGAAATCATTCTGTTTAGTTGCCCGGGTCTACCTGAGAACAATTCAATAAACTGCTGTAATCCAGCCATATAAGATTTACTGGTAATACCTTGAGCAACAACTAACGATAATTTTTGGAAGTTATCTGTAGCCCACTCTTCACCCATCAATTCCTGATGATCTCCAATATCTCCAATAATTGAAAGTATTTGGTTGAATGGTTCAAATGCGTCATAACTTACCCATGTGTCTCCGAATTTAATAGTTCTAGGTCTCCATCCAGCATCTATCCATGTCTGTCTTTTTTGTCTATCAGCAGGACCATTACCATGTAACTCACCACTTAAGAACTTTTGACCGGCTAAGAATATAACTCCAGAACCCATAGCTAATCTTCCATTTTGAATAGCTCTAGCATTAGCTAAATCTTGAGCAGTCTCAATACCGTATTTTTTAACCTTTGAGAAATCTCCGGGTTTAGCAAATGCAATATCATTCCACTCTTCAACTAAGAAGTTAAATCCGGGAGTATGTTTAGCTGTTAGGTTTAAACCGTTTACACCAGTTCTTGCGAACATAAAGAAAGGTCTAGCCCAAGGATTTTCTTGGAATACTGTGTTTAGTCCTTTTGCAAAACCATTTAAATCCTGAGTTAAAGTAGCTTCTTTTTTTGCTCCTTTGATGTACTCATCTTTTAAACCACCTTCTGCATCAAATATACTGTCAACAAAATCACTTTCAGCTTTAGCAACCATTTCAGGAGTTATGTTGCCATATTCTCCACCAGCTTCCTCTAAAACTTTTCTGTATGCTTTAGCTCTAAGTCTTCCTCTTCCTAAGATATATCCAAAGGAATCATCAGTTGCTGCCATTAACTTAGTGGAGTAAGTAAGAAACTTATTATCGTTAGCAGCTCTAGCAATATTAGCTAAATAGAAAACAGCTTTATCCTTAGTAGTACCTTCCTTCTCGGTTAGATACTTCATAGCTTCCCAGTTACTATCACCGAGAGTCTGTTCAGAAAAACGTGTTTTTATATCTGCTATATCTCCTGACCAATAACTATTTAATTTTTTCTTAAATAATTGAAAGGATTCAGGTATAGCTTGAATCATTCCGTTTACATCAGCTAAAGCTTCTCTATAAACTTTCCCATTACCAGATAACGCAGCTCCAGCCATTTGTGCCATAGGTCTTAAAAAGACTGCACTGGATGTACCCATAATTGCTCGAACTGGAGTTTTAGGTCCAGATAGAACACTATTAGTCATTACCATTCCAAGCTGTCTGACTAGCTCACCTGTTTTCTTAGTTCCATTTAATTCACCACCACGCATCTTTGTACGTAGGAATGTCATTAATGATTCCACATCAGATGGATGATTAGCTTGAGAAATCATTTCTCTAATACCATTAAGAAGACTATCGTCACCTGTTTTACCAGCTAACTGAACAGCTAGTTGTAGAGATTTGACATGTTCTTTTACTTGCTTATCAACATCAGCAAACATTGCTTTTCTAGATGATGGGCTGGATAAATCAAATTCTTTAAGAGTGTTACCAGCAGCGTACCTTGCCATTTTTGTTGCACGTACAACACCAATAAGTTGCTCTACCATTGTTTGTATAGGACCATCAACATCTTTTAAATTAAAGATATCTTCAATCTCTCTACTCATAATTCCTGTATCTCTCAACTTCCTAAGTAAGTCTCCAGCAACAAGGTCTAATGCGTTGGCAGTAGCCGGTGTAACGTTTGAATATATAAGTTGCTTGCCTATTCTTTTTTCAATAACACCTCTTGCTTTAGCTGGTGCTAAAAACTCTTCTACTGACATATTGGAAGTATCACGACCTTCAACCATTTCCTTATAAAAAGCAATGTTTTCAGCGTAATATTGATCTGGAGTTAAGCCTCTTTTTCTAGCATTTGAAATATCTTGTCTAATTAGCTCGTTAGATTTAAAAGCTTTTTCAATCTTTTCTATTTCTTTCCAAGCAAACTTAGAAGACATAGCGATGTTCTTTCTACCATTAACACTAACTACAGTTCCAATAGAACCTTCTTCAGCTCCAGCAGTATTTTTAAGCATCTTGCGAGATTCGTTTACGTTGTATAAATCTTCAGTAGCGTTTGCATTACCTTGATGGGGGTCTGATAATCCTTGGTTTTTATAAGCTCCAAATTTCTTCTTACCTTCTTCAATTCTTGCAATTATTTCATCACGCTCTTTTAGTAAACCTTCGTCAGCATTATTAGGTTTCCAACTATTCCTCTTAATTCTTTGTTTCTTTACTGTTCTGTTGTATTCCTTAATTGTGTCAGTTAGCTGAGAGATTTCTTCTTTTGCTTTGACGTCATCAGGATCTAAGTTTGCTAATAATGCTTTCTTTTGTTTCTTTAATAAAGCTCTTTGGTCAGTTAAGCTTTTTAATAATGCGTCGTTAGGGTTTTTACCGAGCTGAGTTTCTATTTCTTTTAATCTAGCTTGGTCAGCTTTACTTCCATTAGCTTGTATATTACCTGTTTTATTTTTCTGTATCTGTCTACTGCGTTCATTTGCTTGGGAGACTGTGAGTTCGTCTATAGGTTTACTTCCTTTAAACTTTCCTGTTACAGAACCTTTTGTTTTGTTAAATCCAACTTTCATTCCAGCCAGAACAGTGTCAGACAAAATACCTAAACCCATACCTTCTACGACATTCTTAAATGTCTTCATCATGGGATGGTCATGTTCTTTTGTAGCTAGTGGAATATTTAGTCCTGTGTAGTGTTGTTCTAAAACAGCAAGAGCGTTATCTTCCTGTGAGTATTTAGAAAGTAAGTCAACTCTTGCACCACTTATGGCACCTCTAGTTAATGTTCCTTTTAAACCTTTTGCAGCTACTGCCTTAGATAAAGGAGTTTTAATAACAGCAGGAACTACTGAACTAGCTTTTGAACCTAATTTTCCTAATGCTCCAATCTTTCCTACAGGTACAGCAGCTAAAGTTGCATAGTGAGTAAGTCCTCTTAATGCACTACCCCACCATGTTTTAGTCTCAATAGGATTCTCGTCATTAACAAACCAGTCATCCCACTCTGCTGTATAACCACCTTCCTTTTGCTCCCTAGCCATTTCGCCAGTAGCCATATCAATAATTCTTTCAGGAAGAGTTATTAAAGAGGAGGCAGTATCTTGAAGACCACCACCAAGAGCTGAGAATATTTCTTTGGTGTATTCACCTACTCCCCAGTTCTCTTTGTTTCTGGTATCTTCAATTTCTTTCTTTTTTTGTAGTGCAGCATTCTCATTTATTTCTTGCTGCTGAAGTCTTACTTCTTCTTGTTGCTGTCTGTACTCTAAATGTTTTTGTGCTTCGGCTACTCTTTCATCTTCTTCATTAGATATGACCGTTGGTTCAGGAGTAGGAGCTTCTAGTGTAAATTCTAATTCGTCCATTGTTTACCGTAGTAAATAGTAAAGACATTGATTTAATGAGACCGCAGTTATTCATTACTCAAAGTCTTCGTTTTCTTCGTAAGGGTGTACTTCTTCTTCGTTTGGTTCGTTTTCTATAGTTTCGACATCGTAGCCAAATCTCTTCGCACCATTTTTTGTAGGATTATTATTTATAAATAAAGAGATCATGCTTTTTGGAATTTTAAACTCTTTAATAGCTTCATCTTCGTCCCACTGTCCTTCGTAACCTAATATTCCTGCTTGTTTCCAAGCTAAATCTCTTGGCAATATATTTGTGCCTTTACATATAGCTCGATAGTAATAAGGTACTTGATCTTTACCTCCACCAGCAGCCCATCTTGCAAGTTCATCTTTTTGCTCCTGTGGTGCTTCAAGAAGTTTAGTTGCATATCCTGCATTCTCAGGATCTAGTTGTCTTTTTGAATTAACAAGTTTTGTTTCGTACTCATTATCTCTAGTAGTTCCTTTAAATTGCGAGTTAGCATCTACCCATTGAGGATTGCTATGTAAGTTAACAACTTCTGTAAAAGCTTGTGCATGTGCTGTTTTAGGATCTACGCCTGCTTTTATGGCAGCGTTGTAAGCTGTTATGTATATTTCTTCGGACGCATCTAGTAGAGCATAGTATTGAAGATTTTTAGCTTCTAAACTACCTGTTGATTTGGCACTTGTAGAAACTAAATCGTCAAGTCTTTTCTTTTCAGATTGTGGCACTTGATTTAAATTAGTAATCTGTGTTCCATCACTAGCTACTAAATGTCCTGCATTTCTCATTTCTAATCTAAGTGCTGGACTTGCCTGTTTTAAATCTTCTTCAGTAATTCCACCAAAAGATTCTACTTTTTGCATGAGCTCTTGTCTCATGGTTTCATTATCTCTATAACCATAAAGAATTTGTTGTTCCATTTCGTTTAATGGAATGTTTGGAAATTCTTTTTTTCTTTGTTTAAGATAATTTTGTTTTTGTTCTAGGGATAATTCTGTGCCAGATTCTTCTAGTTCTTTTAAAAGTCCTTCAGCGTTAGCCTCGACTATATACTTATCGTCGTCTAATTTAGTTTTTCTATAGGTAGTATTAGCTTCTATAAGTTCATCTTCAAATCCTTTAAACTCTTTAAATTTTTCTAGAGTAACTTCTTTTCTATCACCTTCGTGATAAAACTTTTGAGTAACTAAACCTCTAGCTTCATATAAACTGAGCTTACCACTTTCAACTAAATCTACTACTCTTCTTCTAAAAGCAAGTCTTGAGCCAGAAAGACCTCCATAATTACCCTCATTATTTTTAATCCAAAAATCAACATCCTTTAACGATTGTTCGGAATCAGAAGTAATTATATTTTCAATACGATTAAGCTCTGTATCTTTTGCAAATTGTTTAGCAAGCTTATTTCTTTCTTGTCTTGCTTCAGCTATTTCAGCTTCATCAACTTTTAAAATTTCAGGAGCAACAGTAGCAGCTAATAAATTTTCATTTACACCTATAAATTGCTCAGAAAATTCATGTCTTATCTTTGCATCTAATCCTCTACGTTGTGCTTCGTTAGCATTGTCGTAAGATATTGTTGTACCATCTTTAAGAGTTAAAAATGTATTAGCTCTTTTTTCATTTTTAAAATCAGTGTAATTTCCTGCTGCTCTTTGTAAACTTGCTTTTACATAAGCATACTGTTGCCATCCAGATAAATTTCTAAATTCTTCTGCAAGTTCAAAACTACCAGTCTCTTCTTCTATTCGATTAGCTATTTCACTGATCTTTAAATGTGAGTCTTTAAGATTATCTTCTTGTGCTAATAACGCTTGTATATCTTCTTTACTAGCTGGGATTTTTAAAGCTAATGCAGCACCAGCTTGTAGTTTTTCTTTCTTATCTTTTTCAGCTTTTTGCTGTATCCAGCTTGCAACGCTAGAAGATAAGTTACTTAATGATTCCCAATCTTTTCTAGTTTTTTCTACAAGAGCATCATCTCTTGCATTCATCTCTGCTAAGAATTTCTCCTCAGAAGCTAGTATTCTTGCATTACTTTTTTCCTGCTCTGGTACTACGTCGATTTGTTCAACACGATCATATTTACCCGGGGTGAATGAGTATCCGTTTTGTGCCATTAGTATCAACCTCCTCCTATCTTAGGACTTTCATAATTACCCCAAGCATCAAATGCTGCGCCTGCAAGTCCTGTGAATAGTTGTAAACCTACATTTTGTTGAACTGGTTGTGGTGGTGGTAGGTCAGGTACAAGCTGTATGGCAACTTTGCTAAACATATTATTTTGGTCAGAAATTAACCTTCTTCTTATTCGTTCATTGCCTAAATTAAAAGCATAATTTGATTCAGTTAATGCTCTGCTCCGTTGCCTATTAGCCATACCCATTTTAGCTAAGTTCGTGGTTAACATTCTGGTTACAGTTGCTCCTCTAATATTTCTTTCAGCAGCAGAAGCTTCAATCATGCCCTCTGCTTCAAGCATTGATTTAAAGTCTTCTTGATGATCGAGCATTGCTTTAGTTCTTACATTATTTAATGAAATTTGTGATTCGGTATAGGCTCTTTGTGCAGCTAAATTTGCTTCACTTATATTTTTTTCAAATTGGACATTTTTTGTTTTAGCTAAAGATGTGTCCATCATCCATTTTCTTTCTCTAATTTTTAATTTATGTTCGTAATTTCTTCTGGCTGCTGCATTTTGAGCACTGGCTGTAGCTGCTGAACCAATAGCACTCATTGCACCAGATGCGAAACTACCTACTAATGGATCGCACACGGCAAAATTCTATAAAGGATAAATTGTTTGGTCCGTAGGGAAAACTTCTAAGAAATTTAAAACCTAAAAACCTAAGTAACTTGATATGAACTTTGTTTCTTTTATCAACAATGTTCCACAGTAACTTTTCTTTTCTTGCATTCACATAACGCTTTGCTTCTCTAGCAAAGGTATGAGGATATTGGTAAATAGCTGGCGTACAAAGCATCCAGATTTGCCCACCATTGTGGACTCCTGCCATGCCTGCTATGTCTCCGTTAGGTACCTCAAAATAAACTGAGTCGCAGTTTTGATATCCTACGATCAGTGCATTTTCAGGATCATGTCCATGACCCTCTATAACTTCCCTACGGTCATCTGGTAAAAGGTTAGAAGCTACCTCTATGGCAGCCTCTAACGTTGCTGGGTGAATGTATTTAGACACGCTCGTAATAATTATTTGTGTATGATCCTTCCCAAGTAAAGTTATGTATTGTTGCTGGTGAAGGATGGGTAGATTCAAGTGTTATATCTGCGTTTATGTTTCTTTCGTAAATTGGGATAACTCGTAAATTATTATCATCAACTATTGCTGTTGCGTTAGTTGCGTAAGTATCACTTTGAGTTACTTCAAATGTTTCGTCATAGTCTGTTGGTCTTCCAACTTTTTTAACTACAGCTCTATATAAACCTATTGGACCAAAGCCTACTTTAACTCTATGAACTATAGTGTTAGCTCTTGTGTCATGTATAAACTTCTCACCATCTTTAGTGTGGTAGTAAATAGTTGGTAATTGTAATTTCATTGTGTAGTTGTAGCCAAGCAAGAATGTCTGACCTCCCCAATTACCATCAATTATTAACTCACTTCCATTAATAGTTACTAAAGAATATCTACCTAAATCATTACCAGTGTCAGTATCGTAAGCAACGATCTGATTACTACTTTCTAAACCTACAGGTTTTGTAAAGTAAGTTTTATTTTCAGTTGCATCATAGTCACTTGTTTGTGTAGTAACTGACATTAAATGATCTAAATGTACTCTGTAATCATTACTTGAAATAGTTGCACTTGTATCTTCTAATTTTATTGAATACCTTAAAAGTTGATTCTTATTATTGTTTCTAACTACTACAAATAAAGAATCATCTTGCATGCAATGGTACTGAATATTTCCAGTCAGTTCCCATCTAAACCATGAAGCTAACTTTCTATCAAAAACTTGATCGAAATATCTAAAACCATACAAATTATTATTACCTTTTTCACTGAAAAATATAACTGAGTTTTCTCTGGAATTAGAAATGTATTTCAAATTTTTAGCAAATAATCTAGAGACTACTGCACTCTGTTCTATTACTTGAGGTTCTCCTTCTCTTGCTATTCTTGTCATTTCCCAGAACCGAGAAAACTTTCCTGCATTATCTAAAAAACCAATAGTAGTACCAAGAGAAACAGGGTTAGTAGTAGAGTTGAAATTATAAGTAGAAAGAGCGTTAATCTTAGCTGTTAAAGGTCCAAACGTATCACTATCTGTTGTCAACATAAACTGTTGATTTTTAGAAAATAACACTAAACCTGTATTAACCTGTATGCCGTCAAAAAGAATTGTAGGATATGTAGAACTTGCTGCAATATCTATAGGATCACTTGCAATTAATTGAATAGCTGACTTAGCAAAAAAGTTAGTAAAGTCCCCTGCTCTTGAAAGAATAATATTTTCATCAGAAAGTATTGCAAACCTATTTCTAAAGAACAACATCTTGTTTACTGACTGTCCTATAAAAGAAGGTTCAGGGTTTGTAACTTCGTCACCTACTAAAGCATCATCCCATTTTGGGACGTCTGGTTGTTGTGTTCCACCAATACTGTATGTTGATCCGTCTAATTCAGTAAGTCTAAAATTACCATCAGCAGTTCTTATAAGAACAACTGGCATAGTTGATCTTTTTAATCTTATCTTTCTTCCCGGCTTGGCACACTCTTCCCAAATACCTTCACCATCTTTATCGTTATTTCCATAGAATTTAACGTAATAGTTATCTTCTTGTGCAGTACTGTTTATAACTTCAACTACCATTCCATGTTTACATTGTGTTGGTAAATCTCCAATATCTTTCACCTGACAAGCTACTACATTTAATAATTCTCCTACTGGTGTTGAACCATTGAAGTTAGTTGAATGTTTAATATATAATCCGTTACCTATTATTTCGATATTGCTTGCAGCTATATTTCCTTCAGCAATGATTTCAGTTCTGATATCACCAAGAATGCTTTCAGCAGTAATTGTAGTCAGAGTATCAAATGGTGTAGGTTGTGGTCTAGCTAAAGCTAAGTTTGCTTGAACTTGAGCAGTACTAATTGTTTCTACAGTTACTTTGTAGTAACCATCTTTCATCCATACATAAAAATGATCTCCAGCTAACCAACCTTCTCCTCCATGTAAAAGATCAAATGAAGTAGTATATCTCGCTTGATAAGTAGTTGATTGGTTACTACCAGTTCCAGTTGTAAATGGTACTGATTGTCCTGTAGTTGTTATACGAAAATATAAATTTTTCCCTCTATTAACTGAACTACCAGATAGATCTTTGACATCAATGTTGTAAGTTTCAGTACTTGAAATAGCCTCATCAATAAGTTGCGCACCATCAGTAATATCAAAAATCCTTGTACCTACGTTAGGTGCAAAAGCATCTCTGTTATCTCCAGCATCTTCATCACATCTAGTAGCTTCACTAAGTCTTGCTGCTCTAGTACCCGGCAAAGTACCATCAGATTGACAATAATTATTACTAGATTTACTTAATTCAACATTAATTCTAGTTGCTGTAGTTACGGTTTCAGTAGATGTATCACTAAATAAATTTAAGGCATACTGTTTTGAATAAGAAATAGTTTTTAACTCGACATACATTTCTTTTTTAAAATTCGTGTCGTCTTCTATTGTCGTATCCATTTCAGTAATAACTTTTCTGTTATTAATGTAAGTAAAATCGTTTAGAGTTAATGTTTGAAGATCTTCTTCATCGCCATGTTTTAAATATTTATCACCTGTAGTGTCATCGGTATAGGTGTATAGATCGTTTGATGCTCTAGTTGAAGTTACATCAACAACAGTCTTAGGTGTACCTGTTAAACAGTCGTACATTTTGACAGTACCATCTCTATCAATCTGTCCTATGTATTGTTCGTTCTCATCTCTGTAATAATGAAACCATTTACCAGTAGCAGATGAATCCATTCCAGTAGGGAGATTATCACTTAAAGACCTCACAAACTTTCCAGCCGGTCTCTTAAGTAATCCTTCAGTAATATTTGGTATAGCATTTACCATGTCTTTAACCTGACCCGGTATCTTCTGTTCGTCAGGTTGTTGTGATATACCTTGAGTTAGAGCATGAATTGTTTGTGTAATATTTGCCATTAGCGTCTAAGTGCTTTGTAAGGTTGATAAGGACTGTAAGAAGTATTATGTCCCCAGCCCATGAAACTATGATCTCCTTGCTGTGTTTCGTATTCCATAACACTGGCTCTAGATAAAGCTTCTTGAGTTTGTAATAAAGTTACTAGTTGAGGATTAGAAACTAGCTGTGCTGCTGCTCTACTAGATGCACGAGATATTATGTATCTTTGAAAAACTGGAGGCAAGTCTACAAACTGGACTAAACGTGTTACGTCTAAAAGTACTTCTCCAGAAAATATAAATGTATGGTCAACTAAGTTATATAACTTCCCATCTCTTCTAACTACATCTTGAGTTCTTAAAGATTGTCCATCACATAAATCATATCTAAGAATATCATTACCAAACAAGATATTACCATTAGATTCTAATTGTGCTGGTTGATGATATTCAGTATTAAAATGCCAACCTTCATTCTGTACATCTTTATTAACTTCACGTAAGAGATTAATTATAAAAGATATCTCTGGATTATTTAAAGCTGTACCTGTAATTGAAGATACTGGTGCTTGACCAATACTACCCAATATAGAGTTTACTGCGGATAGTTCGGTATCGATTGCTAATTGGGTCATAAAAAAAAGGGGAGCCGAAGCTCCCGTATAAAAAATAAAAGTTTTGCTTAGAATGCAGCAGGTGCAGATGAACCTACATATAATTCTACGCAGGCAGCAGGATTTAAGTAATCCGCTCCCATAGCTAGACGTCCTAATATTACGTCCCCTTGGTATACCACTGAGATGTCTCCATTAGTTGTCTGTACTTGAGGTCCGATTGCCTCTACAACACCAGCTCCTTCCTTCTGGAAGATTAGTCCACAAGAACCAGCAAAGGCACCTGAGTCACCGTAGCTGTTGTTGATACCAAAGATTGCATAAGTACATGCAGTACCACCTGAAACAGTTCCACTAGCTGTATCTGTAATAGTGAAAGTATTAGCATCTGGTACAGAAGCAACAGTGTAAACACCAGTTGTTCCACCACCAGCAGTTGCTGTGAATGTAATCTTATCTCCTACAGAAATACCGTGAGCAGTCTTTGTGATTGTTATAGTTGCACTTGATCTTGCATAAGTTGCAGTTACAGTACCACTAGCAGAATCCATTGTTGGTCCTACGAAGTCTCCAGCATTTGTTGGAGTTGCAGTTGTACCAAACTTACCTAAGAAAGGTATGTTCATAGATTTGTAGATCTTGATACCAGCGATAGATACAACGCCATCTCCACTTTGTAAAGAAGAACCTTGTACGTCACGGTTTATAAGACCACCATCTCCAGTTGCTTGGATAAGAGCGTAGTACTGTCTTGGGTTAAGAACAGCTACTCTTCCGTCAGAACTTACACCTTTTTCATCTAGTACACTTGCAGCTTCAAAGAAACCATTAACTAAGTTAGAAGCACTTGTTGCTTGAGTAGCGTTAGCTGTAGAGTTAAGTTGTATCTGTGTTCCACCGGGCTCAGCAAAACCTGTAGCAGAGATTGGAGATGCTGCACGAGCACCACGAGCTAAAGATCTGAAGATCTTACGGTCATAATTTTCAGCAAGAGCGTAACCGATCTTTCTTGAAATTTCTCCTCTCAATTCGTAATGAGCAAGAGTCTCGTCTAGGTCATACACGAATGCAGAGCTAACGAGTAGGTCGTCCATAACAATAGTTTTCTCAGCAACTGGGGGTGCCTTGTCAGCGTTACCCAAGATAGGGGTTCCCGGTTGGTGATAAGAACTGGTCATGCGACCTGTATAGATGAACTGCAATGATTTGCCGTTCTTTAATGTACGCTTAGTGACTAAATCCCTAGCGATTGCGTTGTGTTGGAAGCCTTTAAACATCTCTCCACTGAAGAGTTTAAGGTAGGTCGCGTACTTATCAGCAGCACCGTCATACCCTATTCCAGTGGACAGGTTAATTCTACCTACACCAACTTGATTAGTATTCATTTACCTAAAAATTGAATGTATATTTACACCTACGACGTCGTAAAAAGTTGTGAGTCTTACTTGGACTCATTGATATTTGTGGTCTATCCCACCGTCATGACGGCTAATGGTATCCTCCTCGGAGGGCAAAAGCCAAATTGAATAGGGAGGACTTGCACCTCCCGGATCGCTTAACCGATTATTCTTGTGTAAGCAACGCCACGATATACGAAAGTAACTTTCATGTGTCATCTCCATATACCAAAGCCCCGTTCCATGCTTTGGATTCATGCGTCCCCGTAGGGATGAACGGACGTGGCTTGTTGTTATGCCAATGTCTAGTGACACCGGCAATGATAAATAAATTTGTTATTAGTGTTAAAACTGTGGTGAA